CACCAAGCAGTCCACTGGCGAACTCAAGACCTTCCGCGTGGTTCAGGTTCTGACCGGCACCACCTGCGTCATCACCCCGCCGATCATCTCGGCTCAGGGTGGCACCGACGCAGAACTGCAGTACCAGAACTGCATCGTCACGCCCAGCGCCGCCGCCACGGTGGATCGTCTGAACGTGGATGCTGCGCCGATCAACTGCTTCTGGCAGAAGGACGCGCTGGAACTCCTGCCGGGACGCTACGCAGTGCCTGCTGACGCTGGTGCCGCAGTCATGCGCGCATCCACCGACCAGGGCATCGAGCTGGTGATGCAGAAGCAGTACGACGTCAACACCATGAAGACCAAGTACCGCCTCGACTGCCTGTTCGGCGTGGTGAACAAGCAACCCGAGATGAGCGGCATCCTGCTCTTCGGGCAGACCCCCTGATGACGCACCGGGCCGGGTAACACCGGCCCGATTCGCAACAGCAATACAAGGAGTTTTTCCGTGACCTATCTCACCATCCCGTCGCAAGGCACAGCAACCGTCACGCTGACCGCAGGTCAGAAGATCACTGTTCAGACGCAGGGCGAAGCCCAAGTCTTTCAGCAGGTCGGTTTTCCCAACTTCCCGACGCAGTTCGACCCGCTGCAGACGGTCATCAACACCACCTACACCTCCGCAGCATTTGCAAGCGGCGCCACTATCGTGGTGAACGCTGGTGGCCTCCCGGTGTTTTACGAGGTCGGCACTGACCCGGTGGTCGGCAACAACGGCAACTGGCAGCCCCAGGGCGCTCCGGTCAACATCGCTGACGGCGGTTCAATGGCGGCTACCGCCGCCGCGCTGCTCTCCAGCATCGTGACTGCCACGCCAACCACCGGCCGCAACGTGCAACTGCCCTCCGTGGCCGATCTGAACGCCGCAACCACTCTGGCTGTGGGCGACTCGTTCGACTGGTCGATTGTCACGCTGGCTGCGTTTGCGCTGACCATGACGGCCAACGGCTCGCACACCATCGTGGGCGCTGCTGCCACGGCTGGCACGGCTGGCGCTGCTGCTCGGTTCCGTACCCGCAAGGACTCGGCAACGTCCTTCATCAGCTACCGCATCAGCTAACGCGGTAGGTCGAGCAAGTGCATCGCGGGCGGTAAGGGTTGGGAGTTCCCGGCCGCCGCCCGCGTTTTCACATCTGGAGCACATCATGCCGTTGACCAAGGGGTACTCGAAGGCCAGCGTGTCGAAGAACATCTCCAAGGAGATGAAGGCCGGCATGCCGCAGAAGCAGGCCGTGGCCGTGGCATTGAACACCGCACGCACTGCGGCCAAGAAGGCCGGCAAGCCGAGCAAGGGTCCAGGCCCAGCGCCGAAGCGGGGCATGAAATGAAAAAACCCGGCAGCCCTGGTTTGTATGATGCAATCCGCGCCAAGCGCGAGCGCATCGAGGCTGGTTCCAAGGAGCGCATGCGCAAGCCAGGAGCCAAAGGCGCGCCGACTGCGGCTGCTTTCCGCGCCGCAGCCAAGACCGCAAAGAAGAAGTGACCATGCCCGCATTCCCGGCCCTCGTTTTCCGTAGCCCAGGCCCGCATCGGCACTCGTCTGGCGGTGCGTATCGATTCTCCCAGGTGAACGACGCCGCCGAGCTGGCCGAGATGCTGGCGCAGGGTTACCACACCAACGTCCGCGCCGCTATCGTGGCGTGCGGCGAGCGTGCGTTCAAGCACGGACTGACCACCATGCAGATGCGCAAGGTGCCTGTCTCAAAGCTGCTGGCACGCCTGCAGGCCAAGATGGCAGATGATGTCACCCCGGCTACAGAGCCTGCCGAGCCAGAGACCGCCGCTGTTCCTGCCGACGACGCGCCGCCGAATCGAGAAGAGATGCTGCAGCAGGCACAAATCCTCGGCATCAAGGCTGACAAGCGCTGGTCTGATGCTACGCTGATGGCCAAGATCAACGAAGCCATGAACCCGATCTGACGGAGCAACAGATGGGATACACCAAGCGGCAGTTCATCCTGGCGGCCTTCGAGGAGATCGGCCTGGCGTCCTACACGTTCGACCTGCAGCCCGAGCAGCTGGAGTCTGCGCGCAGGCGCCTGGACGCCATGATTGCCGACTGGAACGGCAAGGGCATTCGCCTGGGCTATCCCATCCCGTCAAGCCCCGAGCAGGGCAGCATTGACGAGGAAACCTTCGTGCCAGATTCGGCCTACGAGGCGATCATCTGCAGTCTGGGCATCCGCCTGGCTCCGAGCTATGGCAAGCAGGTCATGCCGATGACGATGGCCACTGCCAAGCAGGGCTATGACACGCTGCTGCAGCGTGCTACGTTCCCGCTGGAACAGCAGATGCCCAGCACGATGCCGGCAGGCGCTGGCAACAAGCCCTGGCGCGTGTATGACAATCCGTTCCTACGGCCGCCTGTCAACCCGGTGCAAGTCGGCCCTGACGGTCCGCTCGAACTCAACTGACGCGCATCGCGCAACGAGGCACACATGGCACTCATCTATCAACTTCCGCTGCTGTCGCAGGCATCACCTGGTGACCAGTTGGCGGTCTACGCTCCGAACACGGGCGACGCTCGCCGCCTGCCGATGTCGGCCTTGTTGACCTACTTCCAGCAGCAGTTCGCATCGCCAACGGTGGCCACAACTTTGTCGGTTCCGGCGACGGGATTCAGCATCGCTGTGCCGACGCCTGTGTCTGAGCAGCAGTGGATGCTTCTTCAGCCTGCTGGGGCGCTGGCATCCGGCACCATCACGCTGCCGCTGAACACCAGCACGCCCGATGGCACCGAGGTGCTCGTCACGACCACGCAGAGCATTACGACGCTCAACATCGGCCTGAACGGCGCGTCTGCCCTTTACGGCGTCACCTCGGGCGGCTCATTGACGGCGGCAGCGCCGTTCAGAATTCGCTTCTACCAGGCCACGAACTCCTGGTATCGCATCGCCTGACACACCGAGGATCAACATGACAACCACCACCGATTCATTCCAGCCGGCCTACGGCAGCGGCGTCACTGTCGCACCCACTGGCACATCGGCTTCGTCCACGTTCACTGTCGTCAGTTCAGAAAGCGTTGTCCTGACGAACCTTGATTCTGTGCTGACCGTGTACGTCCGCGTCGGCGAAGGCGCGCAGACGGCTACCTTGGCCGATTACCCTGTGCTTCCCAACACGCAGGTGTCTCTGAGTAAGGCCCGCTACGAGAACACGGTGGCATATCGCACCAGCAGCGGCACCGGCTCGCTGCACATCATTCCTGGTCGGGGCCTTTAATCATGCTGCCGCTGACCCGCAGCCGAGGGCGGCAACGGTTTTTTGGCGCCAGCGGCCCATCATTTGCTCTAAATTTTGTCAATGGCACCATGCTAGATCCTCGCGTTACCTTCACCCGAGCGTCCACTGGCACGTTCTTCGACTCGGCTGGTGTGCTGCAGAGCGCAGCAATCAACGCCCCACGCTTCGACTACAACCCCAGCACGCTGGCGGCTCAGGGGCTGCTGATTGAGGAGTCGAGGACGAACGGCATCCGCAACAACACGATGGTGGGTGCGGTGGCTGGGACGCCGGGGACGTTGCCGACGAATTGGAGTGTCAGTGGGCTTGGAACTTTGACGCAACAAGTGGTTGGAACCGGCACCAGCAACGGTGTCACTTACATTGATATTCGTTTTAGCGGAACAACGTCAACTACTCAGGTAAGAATTCTTTCAGAAATACAAAATAATATTGCAGCTTCTAATGGGCAGTCATGGGCTTTATCATATTGGACGGCGTTGGTAGGAGGCAGTCTTACAAATATTACTGGAAGCGGTACAACAATTAACCTGTTTGATTCAACTCCGACATTTCTAAGTGTTCTCACGGGGCCAAATCTAAACACAACAGCTTCTCTTACAAGAGTAAGTGCTGCGGGGACGATTGCGACAGTTGGGACTGCTTTTGTTCAGCCGCAATTGTTTCTCAATTTCAGCTCAGGTGTCGCCATCGACGTCACCCTGCGTATCGGCCTGCCCCAGCTAGAGCAAGGCGCGTTTGCCACCTCCGTCATCCCCACCACCACCACCGCGCTGACCCGTGCCCAAGACCGTGCTGTCGTCAATACGCTCAGCCCTTGGTACAACAGTGTGGCTGGCACCATCTACGCTGAGTTTGCAGTAACGCAGCCATCGTCTGGGGCAAACCAATTCGTGGCTCGGGTCAGCGATAACAGCTACAACAATCAAATTGGAGATTTCGTTAGCACAACGGGATTTGCCGCAATATCTACTGCTAGTGGCGGTGTTTTTGACGGTCTTGCAAGTACTGCAATCGCAGTTTCTGCGAACACTGTGGCTAAGTTTGCAGGCGCATATTCGGCTAACGATCTTGCTGCTTGCAAAGATGGCGGCACGGTTGCGACGGACGCCACAGCAACTATTCCAAGCGGCCTGACGCGCTTTGATCTTGGGTCCGACCATGCCGGGTTTAACAACGTGAAAGCGGGCTACCTCCGCCGCATCACCTACTACCCCCGCCGCCTGAGCAATGCCGAGTTGCAGGCAATAACGGCATGACCTACGACCCCTTCGACCCATTCAACGAGGTGCCCATGTACACCGATTACTTCCTGAAATTTAACGACGAAGCCGAGGCCAACGCGGCGCTGTTCACCGAGCAGACCAACGTGCAAGACGATGTGGTCGAGACGGTCTTGGTGCCCAAGTACGCGGCGGTGGATGTCATCGGCACGATCTACAAGCCCACGGGCA